GTTGATTCTCAAAGAGGTGGAGGAGAAAACTGTACAGCTGGCCCATTAAATGATAAAGGATAATTATGAATTTTGGAGAATTAAAATCAGATATCAGAAGTTACACAGAAGTTGATAATACAGTATTAAGTGATCCTGTTCTTACAACTATTGTTAAAAATGCTGAGGCTAGAATATTTAGAGAAACAGACACAGACGATGCTCGTTTCTACGATACAATAACTTTGACTCCAAATAATAGAGAAGTTGCTGCACCGGCAAATACAAGATTTATAAGATATATTTACATTAATGATACAAATGAAACACCAGCTGTAAGAAAAGCTTTAGAATACAGAGACACTTCTTTTATGGAAGAATACTACAATACACCAGGTACAGCAGCGGCTGCACCTAATAATATTCCAAGATACTATTCTAACAGAAATGCTTCTACAATTTTTGTAGCCCCGACGCCCGATGCTGCTTACGTGTGCCACGTTGCATATGTCAAGCAACCAGACACAATTACATCGGCAGATGCAACTACAACTTATGTATCAAACAATTACCCAGATTTATTATTATATGCATGCTTAGCTGAAACTTATGGTTATTTAAAAGGACCAGCAGATTTATTACAATTATACGAACAATCTTATAGTAGAAGTATGGCTACATATGGTATAGAACAACAAGGTAGAAGAAGAAGAGACGAGTATATGGACGGTACAATTAGAACCGCTATTAGCTCTCCGTCTCCGGGAGAATAGGATAAAATATGGCATCAAGTTATTCAAGTGACATAAAACTAGAACTCATGGTAACCGGTGAAAAAGCTGGTTTATGGGGTAACATTACAAACACGAATCTACAGATTTTGGAGCAAGCAGCGAGCGGCTATTTAAATTTAGCTGTGGGTGCAGCTGATGTTAATTTAGTATTAACTGATGGTGCTACTTCAAACGGTAAAAATTTATACTTTAAATTAACTGGAACGTTAACAGGGAATAGAGTTGTAACTATGCCTGATTCATCAGAAAGAGTATTTGTTGTAGAAGATGCAACAGATAGATCAGCATCACACTATACGTTAACTGTTAAAACTTTTTCAGGAACTGGTAAAACATTACCTGTAGGAAGCAAGGCTTTATTATATTCTGATGGAACAAATATAAGTTCAGGTCTTTTAACTAAAGGTTACAAGTCAACATCTACATCATATACTGCTGTTGCAGGTGATCAAATTATTTGTAATACGGGTGCGGGTGTATTAACAATTACTTTACCAACAGGTCCTTCTGTTGGATCAGAAGTAAGTTTTATTGATGGTGGTCAACAATATTCTGTTAATGCTTTAACAATAGATCCAGGCGCTGAAAATATTGAAGGTGCTGCAGGATCAATAAATATTTCAACAGACAATCAAAACTTTACTTTGGTTTATGTAAACGCGACTGTAGGCTGGGCTTACAAGGATAAAATATAGGAGGTGACCAGTGCCTCTTAGCAAATGGCAAATCAAACCAGGTTTCGATAAACAAAATTCTGAAGTTGGAGCTGTCGCTCGTTATGTTGGCGGTGATAACGTTAGATTTAGATATACATTACCAGAAAAAGTAGGTGGCTGGAAAGCAGAAGGTGGAGAAAGTATTTCATCTGTATCAAGAAGATTACATCCATTTAGAGGTAATGACGGTAATCAATATCTAGCAATTGGAACTGATAAGTTTTTATTAATTTATTACGAAGATAATTTTTACGATATTACACCTTATAGAACTAGTGGCTTTCCTTTAACAATCGATGAATTTAAAAGTAGCACATTTACAACTGTTTCAGGTTCTAATGTTGTAACCATTACAACAACATCTATTAATGGTTTATCTTCAGGAGACATTGTAGAATTTGAAAACGTGACTTTACCTGCTGGTACAGGTTATGCTGATTCTGATTTTGAAGATAAATTATATGAAGTAAAAACAATTGTATCAGATACAGAATTTACAGTTACACCGGTTGCAAGTGCTACAGGTAACGTAGGACCTGGTGGAAGTTGTTCTATTCTTCCATTAGAAACTATTGGTAATCAAATACAACAATTTACTTTTGGTTGGGGTACAGGAGTTTGGGGTGGATCTAATAACTGGGGTCAAGCTGCATCTACAAATGGTGTTAATACCCCTCCTGGTTTATGGTCACTATCAAATTTTGGTCAGGTACTTGTTGCAACAGTTTTAAATGGTAAAACATTTACATGGAACCCCGCTGCGGGTAACCCACTCGGGCAGCGAGCGTCTGTATTAACGACAGGTTTTGAAACAGATTTAAATCCGACAAATACTAGAATTAGTATGGTATCACCAACTACAAGACATTTAATTCACATGGGTACAGAAACAACTGTTGGAACGCCATCAACACAAGATGATATGTTTATAAGATTTTCATCACAAGAACAAATAAACACATACGATATTACTGCAGGTAACTCTGCCGGTTCACAAAGAATTCAAGATGGTACAAAAATAGTAGGTGCTATTAAATCAAAAGAAGCAATTTTGATTTGGACAGATAACGCTTTATATTTAATGAGACACATCGGACAACCTTTTGTGTTTGGTTTTGAACAAGTAGGTACTAATTGTGGATTGCTTGGACAAAACGCAGTTGTAGAAGTTGACGGGGTTGCTTATTGGATGAGTGACAAAGGTTTCTTTAAATATGATGGATCAGTTAAAACACTAGATTGTTCTGTTGAAGATTATGTCTATGATGATGTTGATTTAAGTCAAAGTCAACAAATATACGCAGGTGTGAACAATTTATATACAGAAGTAAGATGGGACTATCCATCTGCTTCTTCTGACTATAATGATAGATATGTAATATATAATTTTGCAGAAGGTGTTTGGTATACAGGTAATACACCGAGAACTTCTTGGGCTGATTCAAATGTATTTGATAAACCTTTTGCAACAAGTTTTGATAATGCTACCAATGGAGATTTTCCAGAAGTTATAGGTGAACCTGCAGCACCAAATGGATATGGTAAAACTATTTTATACAAACATGAAGTAGGAACTGATCAAGAAAATTTAGACTCGTCTATAACTAGAATTACATCTAATATTGAATCATTTGATTTTGATATATCTAGTCCACAAATGGGTGATGGTGAGTTCTTTTTATCTATGAGAAGATTTATACCAGACTTTAAAACTTTAGTTGGAACAGCTAGAGTTACTTTAACATTAAAAAGATATCCATCAGATACGGGTACACCATCAACATATAGTTCTTTCGATGTTACATCGACAACAGATAAAAAAGATACAAGAGCTAGAGGTAGATTTTTAAGTATAAAAATTGAAAACCCTGGTCTTGCAGACGGTGAAAACTGGCGATATGGTACACTTAGAATTGATATACAACCGGATGGTAGAAGATAATGGCTATTACAATTAGAGTTCCTGATCCTACAGACCAATACGAAATAGGTAATCAAAGACAAATCGTAAGAGCTATTAATAATTTTATTCAACAAATAAATGCTCAATATAAAACTAGAGGTGACACTTTTAGTGAAATAGAACAGTTATCTTATTTTTTAGGATACTCACCTAATAAACCTTCAGGACCTGCCACATCTACAGTAGGTGGTATAACAGGAGGTATAGTTTATAGTAGAATAGGTTTAATAGATTTTACTGGTGGAGGAGGTTTTGGTCCACTTGGAACTTTTCAAGCGAGTAGAAATAGAGGGTATTTAGTTATCGCTGATGGTATAGGTGGTCTACCAGACCCTGCTACAATAGTGTTCCCCCAACAACCACCTGTTGGAACAAAAGTAGCAGTAACTAATGGTAGTGGTTATAATATTATATTAAAAGGTGGATACGATTCTGCTGGAGATCAAGTTAAAATAGATGGATATTTTACTTCAAATTTAAATTCATTTCCCGCCGGTCAATCTAGAACATTTGTTTATTTTGGAGATGGAGGCTATCCTGCAGGATATAAACCAGGCCCTGGATATGTAGCATATAATACCTGGTATTCTATCGCAAGAGGGTATAATTAGGAGTTAATTATGGCAACAAGTTTTAAAAATATGATCTATGATCTCACTCCAACAACGAGTGAGAAAACAGTATACGGAGTTCCTGAAGATTCACATGCAATTGTAAATGCTTTTTACGCAAACAATACAGGGGCAGCTAGTATTAATTTAGAAGTTAGATTAGACAGGGGCCCTGGAAGACCGTACGTAGCAAGTCAAACAATTGCGTTTTCTACTATTTTAGATAGTGGTCAATATTTGAATTTACTTACAGGACCGCTTGTGCTAGAAGGCGGAGATAAATTAGTGTTTACAACAAACACCACCGGTAGAGTACAAGGTACAATCGCCGCTATGCAAGTAAATAGAGAGGATCAAGAAACGACACCAATAGGTTCAGTATAAGCTTGATCAAAAATTGAAATAGGAGTATATTTAGTTATGGCAGAAAAAACTACAGCATTCACAGGTCCAGTCGTAGTAGGACTTAATAACAAAAAGGGAGAGATTCGTTTAACAGATGGTAAGAATGTTAACGAAGCAAAGTATTTATCTATCGCAGCTCCTTCAACAATTACATCAGATACAACTTTAACATTTCCAAATGGTGCAGGTTCTGCAGGTCAGATCCTTTCAACAGATGGTAGTGGTAATTTAAGTTGGGTTAATGATTCAGCAGGTAATCCTGCAGGAACAAACGGTCAAGTTCAAACAAATGATGGAGGTGTTTTTGGAGCAATTTCAGAAGGAACATCAGGACAGGTTTTAACATCAAGAGGTGCAGGTCTTGCACCTACTTTTCAAACTGCATCGGGAGGCACTCCTGGCGGAACAGTTGGACAAACACAAACTAATGATGGTGCTGGTGGGTTTGCAGGAATTTCAGAAGGAACATCAGGACAGGTTTTAACTTCAAACGGTGTAGGTAGTGCAGCAACTTTTCAAAATGCACCTGATCCAGCTACAATAGACATAGACTCTTCAAACGTTTTTATAAGTGATAACCCAGCTCCAAGCAAAACTACACCGATAAATAATACTTCTGTTGGTGTTGATGCCTTAGCATCTGTAACTAATGCAGCTGAAAACATTGCTATCGGTAAAAGTGCTTTAGAAAGTAAAAGTACAACAGGTTCTGGTGCTTGCGTAGCTATTGGATTTAACGCACTGCAAGTAAATACAAGCGGAGGTTCAAACACAGCTGTAGGTAGAAGATGTATGAATAACAATGTTTCAGGAAATAAGAATACTGCTATGGGTGATAGAGCTTTATTTGTAAATAACGCAAACGAAAATACTGCAATAGGAAACGAAGCTCTGAGAAACAACAGTTCAGGACAACAAAATACTGCTGTAGGTAACTTAGCTTATAGTCAAGGAAATTCAGGAAGTGGTTCTGCCGGTTTTGGACATAGAGCATTATATAATAATACTGGAAATTTTAATACTGGAATGGGTACAGAAGCATTATTTAGTAATACAAGTGGTTTTGAAAATACTGCTGTAGGTCATAACGCTGGTAATAATGTTACTGGAAATAGAAATACATTTGTTGGAAAATCTGCGGGATATAATTTAAATAGTGGTACTAATAATACAATAATTGGTCGTTTTGCAACCTCTTCTGCGGGCACTGTTTCAAACGAAATTACTTTAGGAGATAGCGCTATTGCAACTTTAAGATGTCAACAAACATCAATCACTGCTCTATCAGACGCTAGAGACAAGAAAGATATTGAAGACGCGAATATAGGTCTAGATTTTATTAATGATTTAAGACCTGTTAAGTTCGTATGGGACACTAGAGACGGTGCTAGAAAAGACATTAAAGAAGTCGGATTTATTGCACAAGAACTAGACGAAGTTCAACAAAAACACGGTGTTGAAGATCATTTACAGTTGGTTTTAAAAAACAACCCTGATAAATTAGAGGCTGCACCAGGGAAACTTATACCTATTTTAGTTCAAGCCATAAAGGATCTAAAAAAAGAATTAGACGAATTAAAAAAGGCGTAATTAAAGGATTGACAACAATCCAAAATATAAATAAAAAACAATTTTAAGGAGAAAAATTATGGCAGTAGGAAAAATAGCAAGCTCAACGGCGAATTATGGAACTTTAGGTAAAACTTCAGTAAAAAATACAGCAAACGGTTTTGGTACTGATACTGATCAATTTACTTCATGTGAAGTATTTGCACCAAGTTTAAATTTAGGTGTAAGTGTTATTAATACAGTAGCACCAGCTACACAAGGATATACAAGTTATACTCAAGGTCCTGGTATAGAAGGTGGTGTAGGTTATAGCCCTACTTTTACTGAAAACAACATTACTATAATTAAACCTGATTCTCTTCCTACAAACCCTGCGTTTGCAGATAATCGTAAATTTGATAGATATCAAACATCTATGTTAGACATGGCAAGAGGTTTATCAACTTCTGTCATAATCGGTGGTGATTTATTTACTACTCAAAATTTTTATAAAGGTGGGTTAAATACGCCTAATTCATATTATATGAATTTTGATGGCCCTGTGAATATTGTTGGACAACAAAACTTTGTAGGAGTGACAGCAACTATGGATGGTTATCCAAATCAATCAATAGGAAACAATAACATATTTGGAACAAATAACTGTAACCTACCTAAAAGACCAGATGGAACTTTTGCATTTTTATATCCTGATCATGGCTACACTTTAGGTTATGGAGAAAATTTATTTAACTTAAGTTTGATGGGAAGTAATAACCTTAATGGTTTTATTACTGAAGGTTACAACGCAGCAGGTCATAGAAATCAAGTAGTTATTGGAAACAATAACTTTAATAGTAACATGAATACCGGACAGGCGGTTACCGCTATTGGTCTTAGACAACCTAAAATAACAGGTGTTCAAAGTAGTGTTATTATTGGAAATGGGAATGGTTTTGGAAGATTTGTAAACGAAAATAATTATGATGGAACTTATGGTCAATATCCTAAAATAAATGTAGGCGATCAAGTAATTATAGGTGAAAAAGCGTTTGGTACAACCTTCGCAAGAGGAATGGTAAATTTTATTGCTGCAGGAGCAGGTGATTTAAGTAGTCAACAAAGAACATTTAATTCTAATACTATAATTTGTAGTAATGCAGCAAATCAGCAAGAAGGAGTTGTATTAAGAAAAAGATATGAAAACTCTCCTGGAAATCCTTTTACATTTCCTGATCAGACTCAATTCAATATAGTTATTGGAGGACCGGGACGAGTTGATCCATGCTATAAAGCTTCAAATTCTCAAAGTACTATAGCAATCGGACATGGTATTTTCGGTAATAACGATTCAAGCACTGGTTACAATGTTAATGGTTTCGCTAACGTAGATAGAAATGTAGTTATTGGAAATGAGGCTTGTGTACGTCACGGTGCTACTGGTATTGATACTAGTACTGTAAAAAACGTGATTATAGGGGACAGAGCTCAAAACGCAGGTTCTGTTGGTATGAATAACTGTATTGTAATTGGAGCAAATGCTTCAGCAACTGTAACTGGTGCACAAAATGAAATTACTTTAGGTGATTCTAATATTGCAACTTTAAGATGTAATGTAACTTCAATCACATCTTTATCAGATGCTAGAGATAAAACTAATATAGAACCAATTTCAAATGCTAGTGCTTTCATCAAAGATCTAAAACCAGTCAAGTTTGATTGGGATAGAAGAGATGGTGTTAAAGCCAAAGAACATGACATGGGATTCTTAGCTCAAGACTTAGATGACGCTCAAAGCAAACATGGTATACAGGATCACTTAGATATTGTTTACAAATCTAATCCTGAAGCTTTAGAAGCATCATACGGCAAGTTATTACCAATACTTGTACAGGCTTTAAAAGAGCAACAAGAAGAGATTGAAAAGTTAAAATCAACAACTAACTAATCTTTAACCGAATTTATGATGAGCCCCTCGTTAAATCAGGGGCTTTTCATGATATATGAAAGAATGAAAATACAAAGATTACGTTACGTTCTTTCTTCAAATAAACCATTGAGAACATTTAATTATAGTGTTATCAATATAAACTTAGGAGAAAAATGAGGAAAATAGTATTAATTACCACTTGTCAAAATCAACTAAACGTAGACGCTAGATTTGTTACATGTCTGACAAAAACAATTGACTTATTAAAAAAAGAAGAAATTGAATCCGAATTTGTTTTTATAGAAAAAACAGATATTTCAGATGTGCATAAAAGTCAGGTTGTTGAAAACTTTTTAACTACTGAAGAAATATCAGACTTTATATTTTTAAAATCAAACCTTATATTTGAACCTCAAAATATTGTTGATATGTTAATAAAGTATGAAGCTCAAAAAATTGTGGGTGGTTCATATAAAACAGATAATCACACTAGAATACCTCAACTTGCAATAGAATTGGATTTAGAAAAAACAGAAACAATGGTGGGGGATTTAAATTTAATTAAAGTTTCATCATTAGCTGATGGTTTTGTTAAAATTAATAGAAAAGTTTTTGAAGAACATAAAGATATTTTTGATAAATTTTTCTTTAAAAATAAAGAAAAAGGCGGAGATGATTTTGAAGAACAGAAACCTTTTTATTTTAACTCACCTTCTCTTGGAGAAGAAAATTATTTTAAAGGTAGTTTTTATAAATTTTTAGATAAAGTAAAAAATGCAGGAGAAGATTTGTGGTGTCATTTAGATTTTAACGCAAGTCAAGTAGATGGAAACTACATTCATCATTATCCGTTAAGAGATTTTATTAAAATGGTAGAACATTTTAAAGAAAAACAAAAACAACAAAAATCCGAAGAGGAAAAACAAGAATTAAATTAACATGAATGTTTTTAAAAAAATTGAACGAGGGTTACGAAAAGTAAAAGACAAAGTTGTTGACGATATAATACCTAACGAATTCAAAAGTGGTGAGAAGATGAAAAAAACCATTCGGAATTTAATTCCGAATGAGTTAGCAGACGTTGCAGTAGATTTAGCTCCGTTTGTTGCGATGGTACCAGGCGGTGCACCTTTTGCAGCTGCGATGCGTGGTATTGGTAGGTTTGATCAAAGAGGAAGTATCAGCGATGCATTAAAACAAGCTGCAGCAACAGCTGCCTTTAGCTCAGTTGCAACTCCTTTTACAAGTCAACTACCTGGACTTGCAGGAAACACTTATGAAGGTTTAAGCGGGGTAATGCAAGCGGGGAAAGATTTAGGAAGCAGTGCATATAGTGGAATTAAAAGCTTAGGTACAGGTGGTAAAAATAAAGCTCTTGATATTTTAGGTAAAAGCGGTAGTCCAAAAGGCATGCCTGATTTTTCAGGAATGGGAACAGGTGGTGGTGCCGTTAAAACAGGAAGTAATACTGTTTTAGATACCATTAAAAGTTTCGGTGGTAAGGTAAAAGATTATGGATTAGAATCTCTTTTGGGTGAAGACAAAAAATTTCAAATGGGAGACATTGGAAGATTTTTAGGTGATCCTGGTAAGACAATACCTTTAACAATGATTGCTTCTTATATTAAAGAAAAGTTTTTTCCTGATGAAGATCAAGATAGTTTTGATGCTAAATTTGCAGAAGCTATGAGAAAAAGAGGAGAAAATGTTGCAAGTTATTTAGAACGATCTGGTCCTTTTGATCCTAGAAGAGACCCTACAAAAAATCCTTATTCACAAGCCGAGAAAGAGAAATTCGCTGACGATTTAACTATAGAATACAGAAATGTTGCAGCAGATGGTGGAATAATGAGTGTTCCAAGAGAGAATTATTTTTTAGGTAGTTTAAAGCCTAAAAAAAGAGTTGTAACAATTAATCCAAACCCAGATTTTGAAAGAGCATCAAAAGTAACTCCTGATGATATCATGGCTGTATTTAAAGATAAATTTAATGGAGGTGTTTTCGTTAAAGGTAGAAGTCCTGCAAAAGGTCCGCGTCCGTTAGGGCTGATTCCACCTGATGCAGGTAGGATTCCAAAAGCATCAAAAGTAAGTTCTGATGATATTTTAAATGTATTTAAGGAAAAATTTGACGAAGGTGATTTTTCTTTTTCAAGTCCACGTCTAGCTCTTCCAATGGGAAGAAGAGTTTCAGCAACTTTTAGCCCTAAACAAGCTTTAACTGCAGAAAGAGCATTTGATGTAGACGAAACAGGAAGAGAAATAAGAGATTTTTTTGAACGTAGACTTAGCGGAATACCAGCAAGTTTTAGACCTAAATTAATAGAAAATGAAGAAATTAGGGATTTACTTTCTAAGGGAGATAAAAAAGGTTTAGATGCCTTAATGACTTCACTTTTAAGAGACGCAAACTTTGACAGACTTACAGCAGCTACAGGTGGTAGAATGAATTATGCTAAAGGATCAGAAGAAGAAATGATGATGGCTTCAGATCCAGATCCTATGGATGAGAGAAATACGGTTATGGAAAATATTGCAATACAAGAATTTGGTAGACCTTTAAAAGATCTAACCGATGATG